ACCACAAATCAATATCAATTTAATACGTTCAAGTTAAATGAATTTTTACATGAAATTGGAGCCGAACGTGGTATCAATTTCGTTAAGGCTACTATCTCTGACGTTAAACTTTCTTATAATGGTGATGTGGATCTTTTAGTTTCTGAAGATGGTATTGAATACAAAGCAGACTTCTATGTAGATAGTTCTGGATTTAAGAGAGTTATCTCTTCCAAACTTGGGGCAAAGTGGGTTTCTTATGGTAAGTATTTACCTATGAATCATGCTATCGCTTTTCCTACTGATGATGTTTCTGACTTGAAACCATATACTCTTGCTCGTGCTTTAGAGAATGGTTGGAATTGGAGAATTGCTACTCAAGGAAGACATGGTAACGGATATGTTTTCTGCGATCAGTTTATCGATTCAACTAAAGCGTATGATGAGATACAGCGCCACTATAAAGAAGAAATTGTAGTAGCTAAGGATATTAAATTTGAGGCTGGTCGCATAGATAAGTTTTGGATTAACAATTGTGTAAGCGTTGGGTTGTCATCCTCATTTGTTGAACCACTAGAGGCATCTAGTATTGGTAATACAATATTACAAGGTATTGGATTATGTAAATTGCTATCTGCTTGGGAGATTGATCGTAATGTTTCCAAGTTGTATGATAGAGAGTTTATCAAAGCATTCGATAATATCGTTGACTTTGTTCAGTTACATTATATGACCAAGCGTTCAGATTCTAAGTTCTGGAAGGCATTACCTTCTTTGATGGAAAAAACAGATTTTGTTAAAGAACATCTAGATCTCTTTAAAAAGACAATGCCTATACATTCTGTATTTGAGGGAGAGTATCTGATGTTCAGATCTCATAACTGGGCGCAAGTTATGGCTGGTCTAGAGTTGTATGAGCTTAATTATATCAGATCTAATCTATTGAATACAATTGGTCAAACAGGCATAAACAAACACTTGGAAGATTATGAAAAGTATTTGAGTCAGATTGAAAGTAATTTTTATATTGATCATGCGACATTGTTAAATCAAAATCGCACTATCGTTACATTAAATAGATCTTAAAATTTATTATGGAGTTTGTTATGATTGAATCACGTGAAGACCAATTTCTGTGGGTAGAGAAATATCGCCCACAGAAAATTGATGATTGTGTCCTACCTGAAGCATTGAAGGATACATTTAAACAATATGTAAACCAAGGCGAACTACCACACTTCCTACTTTCAGGTTCTGCTGGTATGGGTAAAACTACCGTAGCCAAAGCACTATGTAATGAGATCGGTGCTGAGTATATCATGATCAACGGCTCAGAGGAATCTGGTATTGATACTCTCCGAACTAAGATTAAGGGTTTTGCTTCAACCGTATCTCTTACGGATTCTCCTAAGATTGTGATTATTGATGAGGCTGATTACCTTCAAGCCAACTCTACTCAACCTGCGTTGCGTAGTTTCATGGAAGAGTTTTCTGCTAACTGTCGCTTTATCTTTACATGTAACTTCAAGAACAAGATCCTTGACGCAATTCATTCTCGTTGCGCAGTGATCGACTTCAAGATTGACGGTAAAGATAAACAGGCTCTCCTTGGAGCATTTTTCAAACGAGCAATTCAGATCCTTAAACAAGAGGGTGTTGACTTTGATCAGAAGGTAGTAGCTGAGTTAATCACTAAACACTTCCCTGATTATCGTAGGGTTCTTAACGAACTTCAGCGTTACTCTGTGTCTGGTAAGATTGATTCTGGTATTTTGGTTAACATGTCTGAGGAATCTTTCAAGGGTTTGATTAAACTCATGAAGGATAAAGATTTTACTGAAGTGCGTAAGTGGGTTGGTAAAAACTCTGACGCTGATACTGTTGCTTTGTTCAGAGAATTCTATGACACTGCCGCAGTTAACATGGTTCCAGAGAGTATCCCTTCTTTAGTTCTAGTTCTTGCAGACTATCAATTCAAAGCAGCATTTGTTGCTGATCATGAATTAAATATTATGGCAGCGTTGACCGAGATTATGGCCAACTGTAAATTTAAGTGAGGCTACTGTGGAAGATATTTTCTATATCATTGTAGTAGTTGTCGCATTTATTGGTGGTGTGTTTTATGGATGGGGTTTACGTGAACGTCATGCTCAACGTAAGTTAGACCACCTCCTTGACAAATTTGAACACGCTGTCCAAGAAGAAGTTAATGAATCTCTAATCAAGATTAAGATTGAATCTCATAGTGGCATGTTCTATGTGTTTAATCAAGAGACTGATGAGTTTATGGGACAGGCGAAAACTCGTAAAGAGTTGGAAGATGTTCTTGCAAAAAGATATCCTGATAAACGATTCATGGCAACTCCAGAAAATCTGAAGGTGTTCAATGAGCCCGTTTGATTATCTTAATTCAATCAATTATTCTAAAGAGGATTTGTTTCAAGATGACCCACTAAATGGAAAAGATTATAAACCTTTTCTAATAAATAGAGGGTTGTCATATTTTCCTGACACTATCTTTTATGCGAACCAGATGAACCAACATCCAGGTTTGGATAAGGATATGCAGTTTTTCTTTTTCCTAAATATTATTTCAAGGAAGAAGCGTTTCAGTAAATGGTCCAAGAAGGACTCTGATTCTGAAACTCTCGAACTTGTTAAAGAGTATTATGGATATTCAAGTGAGAAAGCGAAAGAAGCGTTAAAGGTTCTTTCCGATGAGAACTTGATTATGATAAAAGAAAAACTATATAAAGGTGGAAAATCATGACTGTTGAAATGATTTATTACGACTGGACGCCAGAGTCCATGCTTGAGGTGGTTTTACCTGAACCTGACAATTTCTTGAAGGTTCGTGAAACTCTAACCCGCATCGGGATCGCTTCCAGAAAAGAGAATAAACTGTATCAATCCTGCCATATCTTACATAAGCAGGGTAGGTATTTCATCGTTCACTTCAAAGAACTCTTTGCTTTGGACGGTAAAGAATCGAATATCACTGCAGGTGATATCGAGCGCAGAAATGCTATTGCTGGTTTGCTACAAGATTGGGATCTGTTAAAGATACTAAATAGTACGCAAGCTGATCAAAAAGCATCGCTGTCGCAAATTAAGGTCGTATCTTTTAAAGAGAAAGACCAATGGGAACTTGTACCGAAATATAACATAGGAAAAAAATCAAAATGATTAAACTTGAACTTGAAATTAATGAAGTAAACGCTATTCTTCGTGTATTGGGTAAGCACCCATTCGATGAAGTTGTTGCATTGATCCAGAAGATCAAACAGCAAGGCGACCCACAAGTGCCTGCCGCACCTGAAGCACCTGCTGCTTAAAGAATTCACCTTAGGACCGCTAAGTTACGAATCGTATAAAGCTGACAGTACGTTAAGCTGTCACTGGATCCAGTAACCAGTACCTGATACGCCAAATGGGTATCACATTTTATTTTAACTCGCTTAATAGGAGAAATCACTATGACAAAATCTTTCATTCCAGCATTTTTTAGCCAAGATGTTTTCAAGGACTTCGATAAAGTATTCGTAGGCTTTGAAGACCAATTCCGTAAGATGCAGCAATTGCATGACGACTTGACTAAAGACATCCCTAACTATCCTCCATTCAATGTTCGTAAGAACGGCAACACTTACACAATCGAGATTGCTGTAGCAGGTTTTGCTGAAGGTGAACTTGACATCACTATTGATGGTGGTAAGTTGATTGTTAAGGGTAACTCTGAGTCTCTAGAACCAGCTGATACTGATTACTTGTTCAAAGGTATTGCTAATCGTGCGTTTACTCGTGCGTGGGCTATCGGTGACCAGTATGAAGTTAAAGACGCTGAGTTGTTCAATGGCGTTCTTAAGATCGCTCTTGACCAATTGGTCCCAGAAGAAAAGAAAGCCAAGAAAGTTCCAGTAAAAACTGGTGGCAAACAATTCTTAAACGACTAAGAGGTAAGGGGAGGAAACTCCCCTTCTAGTAGTATGGTACCAAGAAAACTTAAATCTGTGGATGTTAAATCTATTGTCACTCATTTATGTTCATTAAAGGGTGACGATCGTAGATTGCGTTTTGGTGGAATGGTAAGTGATGACTATATCACTGACTATGTGGAGAAGTCCTTCCTTGAAGGTAACTCTCAATGGTTTGGTGTTGATCATATCAATGGTCATATTGTCGCTACTTGTCATGCATCTATTTACGATGGTCAAGCTGAACTTGGTTGTTCAGTTGATCCAGAATATCGTAATCAGGGTTACGCTCAGTTGATGTTCGATAGAGCAGTAACGTGGTTACGAACAAAAGGTATACAAGAAGTATACATGCATTGTCTTTCAGAGAATGGGGCAATGAAACATATCGCTAAGAAAAATGATATGACTGTTGTGAGTGAGCAAGGAGAGGTTGACGCAACTGTTGAAGTAAAACCAGCTTCACCATTTACGGCTATGACTGATGCTTACTTAGACAGAATTGCTTTATATGATATGATCTTCAAGAATCAAATGAAGGTTCTTAAATCTGTTTATGCTTAATTGAGGAACACTATGTCTGTCACACTACAAAACTTAGAGAGCGCATTGGCTGGCGAATCCATGGCTCATATCAAGTATCGCTATTTCGCCAAGCTGGCTCGTGCTGAAGGTTTCGAAGAAGTCGCAAAGCATTTTGAGCACACAGCTGATCAAGAGATCCTACACGCATGGGGTCATCTAGAACTTCTAATCGGTAAACCAGATACACGTAAATGTCTTGAACTCGCTATTGAAGGCGAAACTTATGAGTACACTCAGATGTATCCTAAGATGCAGGACGAAGCGTGGCGTGAAGGTAATGATGCCGCAGCAGCTGAAGCAATGGAACAGGCTGCAGAATCTAGAGAACACGCTGACCAATTCAAAGCTGTATTGGCTAAAGCAGAAAAGCGTTTCACTGCTCTCGCTAAAGTAGAGAAGCGTCATGCTGAGGCATATCAACAAACATTGGAGAACTTATAATGGAACACGTTTGCGTAGTATGTGGACATGTCCACGATGAAGCCACTGAAGGTAAATGGGAAGATCTTCCAGATTCTTTCGAGTGCCCTGAGTGTGGTGTTGGTAAAGAAGATTACGAAGCAATCTAAACAAGTATCGGGGAATTCATTTCCCCTAAATACTTGTGATGAAAGCAAAACTCTCTCCAAATCTAATTTCTTTTTTCCTAGTTCGTAGGGGGAATTGGACACTGAAGGTTTCTGTTTATAAGAACAAACAGATTTTAGTTTTGATGCATCACGTATATGATATGGAGAAATTTGTTATGCAGGTATTCCATAATCAAAATGACGCAGCAGATTTTATTGAACGAATGTTAGAGGAATAATATGGTTAAAGTATTTAAATTGATTAATGGTGAAGAACTTATCGCCAAAACTGAAGTGACTGCTCTTGGATATACTTTAGAAGATCCAGCTGCTATTGTCATCCAACAAACAGAAAAGGGTGTTGGTGTTGGGCTTGCTCCATACATGCCATATGCTGAAAGCACGATCGTTCTATACGCATCTGCTATCGCTTCCGAGGCAACCCCTAATACTAACATGGCTAATGAGTACAACCGTATCTTTGGTTCTGGTATCGAGGTAGTCTCCGCAGCTGCCCTCAGCGGATTAAAATAAGCGTCCTAGAACGATCGTAGAGACGTTTTTAGACCCTTTTCGGGGGTTTACCCACCCCTACCTGCCAAACGTCCCTATAACCCTCTCTCGGGCTTTAAATCGTAATAAAAAAGGTTTAAAAATCAAGAACTTAGAATAACCCTACCGAGTGTAGGGTTTTCAACATTTCGCTTTACTTTAATTGCATCTTGGCGTATAATATATGTATAATGATTGATAAAGGGTACAAAATGTTGAAAAATGCTCGTTTGGCTTCTGTTGGTGATGTGATTCGTTCTTATGATTTTAAACCTATGGTTGGTCGTGAAGATTGTTTCGTTGAAGGTGAAGTTCTCGAAGTCAACAATAAAGAGCATGGCTTCTCTGCTTTCAAAATCCTAGTTTCAAAAGAAGTGTTCAGTGGTGAGAAGGTCACTGATCATTTGGTTGGTAAATTTGTTTATGTTCCCCATGAAGTAAGTTTCATGGAATACGATGGTCGCATTTTGAACTTGTCTAAGTAATTGAAAGGATATATCATGTTCTACAAATCTAAAGCTGAACTCCGTGCTGAAACTGAAAAGCAACTCAAAGCATTCTTGAAGAAGGGTGGTTCCATCGAAGTTATCAAACCACGCAAAGCACCTCGCCCTAAGATGGCTGGTAAAACTACTCGTGTCGCTTCCACTGGCACTTCTGGTTTTGCTGTTGGTTATCCTCGTAAGTCTTTCGTATGAGAGTGTTTCAGGAAACGACCAAGGATTGGGTTGGGAATGTTTCCAACCACATCTACTATCTTACTGACAACAAAGAGAAGATGGTCGCATTCTATAATGTGAACACTGGCGTGGTAAAGAAGTTTATCAAACCGATCCGTTTCGATATGCGTTACAGAACCTTTAAAGAATTGAAACACAAATGAACGTAAATGAATTTCTAAACTCCCTCGCTGCCAACGCATCTCGTAATTTCAAGATCGAACAACTTGAAGCGAACAAGGATAATAAAACCCTTCGTGAAGTTATCCGTTTGGCTCTAGATCCGTTCACTCAATTCTATCAACGAAAGATCCCAGCCTATGTTCCGAGAACTGAACCTACGAATGTTACTTTGGAGTTTGCTCTTGATTCGCTGTATGATCTTTCCTCTAGGCAAGTAACTGGCAACGCAGCCATCAATCACCTACGCTCAATGCTTGAAGTTCTTTCAGCGGACGACGCAAAGGTTATCGAACGAATAATTCAGAAGGATCTAAAATGTGGAGTACAAGTATCAACC